AGGCTCATGAATGTCGGGATTGCCTCTTCAAAGCCTTATACTCTTCACTGGAAGTCAAAGAAATTAGAAATTGAGTGTATTCTCTAACAAATGCAGGGTCAGAAAAGTACCACTTTTCAAAGATAGTCGACAAAGTAGAGTCGCTATACGGGGGCTGACCGGGGGCAGGCTGAGGGACAAGATCAGGGCGGCGGTGACGAAGGTAAGCAGCCTGATTACTTCCCTTGAGCAGTTCAAGAACAATAGGGTCACTAGCAGAGCCGAAGAACGTGTAAACAAACTCCTTGTGTCTCAAGTCTCCCAAAACGGCCAAGAAGCGAAAGGGGGCCTTCGTAAAAGGTTGGTCAGAGGTTTGATGACCAGGAATAAAAGGATAGTGCAAATCACCAGGAACAAAATCCAATGGCAAAGTGGCAGCACTAATAAATTCCCAATCAAAAGTGTTGTTTGAGCTGGTCATGAGGCTGAACCAAATGAACTCAAGTTGTGGTTTCCTGCAAAATGGCAAGCTTATGATCAAAAGTTACTAGATGCAAAATCTTGGTTGCGGAAAAATTAAAGATGATTCACACAAGTCAGTGCGACTCTGACAAGCATGGACTGTTCCTTTCAGACTGAGTGGCAATCTCACCGTCGCGAGGTGGTGAGTTCAGCCCGCTGAGCGTGCAGTCTCTGCAGTTCCGGAAGTGTTTCAGTCTCCGGTGTGGGCAACTATGGCAAGTTGGACCTTCAGGGAACATTCCCCCTTCTCCTCATTGGTGTATGATCGGCTCAGACAGCCGACTTTGGGGACGTTGGGAGAGTTCCAACAAGTCGACACGCATGTGCTTGCAAACTCTCGCAAGAAGTTTGGGAGGATACACACACAGACGCCCTCACGGGCGGACCACTCTCTGGGCGAGGAGACCAGTTTGACAAACTGGGAAAAGACTAGTTTAATGTCATTGCGGACGCACTAGTTTAAAGCCATTTCGGGCTAAGGTAGCTGGTAAATAATAGGTGAAAATAAAATAGAGTCGTAGGATAAAAGATAAGGAAGTGAAAAAAGGTAAGGAAAGTTAATGAAAGAAAATAAATTCAAGACTCAAAAGAAAACACCTGTGGAAACAGCATGTGAAATTGGGGTGGTAGAAACTGCCTGAACAACTCTGGTTTCATGTGATGGTGCGCTTTGTGGGCAACTAGGACGGCCTCCGACGAGTTGCGGTCGGCTAAATTAATGAGCTCTAAGTAGTTTACCCACTTATCTTGTGCCGAGGGGTCTCGATCTTCCAGTATAAGAGTGCGGTAGTAGACCCCCTCGGCAGAATACTCTGGTTCAGGTCCGCCAAGTGTAAAACCTGAAAACTCGCCAGTTTGTCCATTCAAATCCTTGAAGACCCAGGGGGTGTCCAGAAGGGGCCGGGCTTCGATGCAACGGTCTGTGGCCTCATCATCGCCATTTATAGCACAAGTGTCATCATCGGTGAGCTGCAACACATAGGATGCAACAATGGCACGGCGAGTGCTGTTAATCGGCCAAGTGAGTCTGTCCCCAGAATTCTGCATCGTTGCCATTGGACCATGTTGTGAACGGGAAGTCAAGCGCCTTTCCGTGTAACCAGCTACGAAATGAACCGGAAAACCATGCCACTCGAAAATGAAAATGTCAAGGTTAAGCAAACCTGCATCGCAACCCACGTCCCAACGGGTGACGTCCGAAGTGTGGACCCCATTTCCCACGCGCCAACGTTTCTTGTAAGAAGAACGGAACTGTTGTGGGCTCATTCGGCGGTAGAACAAAAACCGATCGGGAAAACCGCCGAGGACATTGTCCTCGAACCAGAGGGCGTAGGCGGAGTCGGAAATCGTGGTTAGAATGTCGTACTCATGAATGAGCTGACCGGGAATGGCCGAAAGCTTGTGTCTCTTCTCATCTTTCTTAATTACCTGATTTTTTAGGGAAATCTTGATGTCTGAGCCGGAGCGGTCTG